ATTTTATTCTGAAAATGTTTTGACAATTTCATGCAGATATCCCAATATTTTCTAAGATGTCTGCAAATAGTGCATAATTTGCACATGAAAATCCATGCTCTTGCATTACAGAAAAGTACAATTCGAAAAATTCTCTCATGATATACCTTCCTTATCGTAATGTTCTCTGACAGCCTTCTCAAGATTATTCAATGCTCTGAAGATGTGTAATAAAGATTCACAATCTTCCATTTGGTGGTGAGACCCAGTCCAATGCAATATGGAACAAAAACACCTTTACTTGCAGAAAACATCAGTAAAGAATCTAGTTCAACATTACGTTCTTTCTTTCTTCTTAATCGCAGCAATGGCTATATTTATCCATGACAAGTTCTCCTTCATAATTACTAAACTTGTCAGGATTTAGTTGCTACTATAAGATCACCTTTCACATAAGCATTCTTGAAGACAGAACGCACTTCTTCTAAGTATGTAGAAATCTTCCTATTCTCTTGCCACCCTGAACTGGTAGGTTTGCCGATTCCAGACAAATCTCCAGCATAAACCTTTATGTAGGCAGTCCCACCAGGCTTTAGTGCATCATAAGCCTGATTTATTACCCTTAGTCTATTTTCAGGCTCCTTGATAACGTTCAGGACGTTACTGACAGTAGCCGTATCAGCCTTGCCACCAGCTACTCTCTTTATCACATAATCATTGTGCTCAACAGATCTGTTGTAAGGATCGAAGATAAGATTTTCTACACCTTTGGATGCAAGATATTCAGTGGCATTATCGAATCTTCCCCCACCGATATCAACATTGACAGTCCCAGGTTTGAAATCCACCTGACTAAATATAGCTGGCAGCTTTCTTGAATTTATGCTTGTTCTGGCAGATGTGAATTCCTGCGATTGATTGCCAGACCACACATCTCCTCTTGGCAACGAACCACCTCGATGACCTGGAATGCCTTTGTGGTCTGGAAAGGATTTGAAGCGAAAAGTAATTTTCATTGTTTACTCCTAGACAGATGTAGCATAGTAACTTCAGATTCTCCGGTGGCACCCATCATTCTTCCTATACCACCCAATGAAACATATCCTGATTTCAGCATGTCACGAACTGACATTTTCTTGTCTGGCACGATGGAACTGCTTCCACCTATATATTGCGTAACAGCCCCAGAGGATCTTGTGGTCCAAAGAACACGTAATTTTTATGACATTGTTTTCAGGTCTCATAAGTAAATATACTCCAATTAGAATACAACTCCACCACCTGATGTGCCTACCCAGAATGCCAGGCACACAGCATCCCCATAGTCTGTAGACCTTCCCAGTCTCTCTGCAATGGAATCTTTGCTTTCTAGCTTTATCTTGCCATCTACAATCTCATACATTGGTGCCGTTAAGTCCTGGGTAAGTATGTCGATTGGTGGTAGCATGATACCTTCTCCATTTACAGGATCTAATAATTCACGCATATTGTACCACATGGCAGCTCTCACATTTTCAAAGTGCAGCTCCCCGGATCTATCTGTCTTCCAAGTCTTACCGCCTACTACGATTGGATTCAGTCCAGATACTCCCTCTTCTCGCAGAATGTCGTACACGCTCGCTCCCAGACCTCCATCCATCTCAATGCAGATTTTTCTACCGTAAGACAATTCCTTCACTTTCCTTGCAGTAACCGTCACCGGAAGTTTTGAAAATACACGAATTTGTGAGACGGTCGACGCTTCCCTGCAGGCCAAAACCGTCTTGTCTTCACCCATACGTGCCGTGTCGACTCCAAGAGTTTTCTTTCCTGCAACCGTTGGACGTCCTGCTTTATCCCACTCTCTCCACCTATCATTTGCTAACTCTACCCATGTTTTAGGTATAATGCCTTCCTCGCTTGTATCTGCAAACTCTCCAAGTACACGGTTCTGATAGGTACTGCTAGTCTCTCCCCATAATTTCTTTCGCTGCTCTGCCCACTCTCTAGATATACGATTTGCACGTATTGCGTCCTCGAGAGTAACATGCATAGTGGTCCAATCCTCGAGTCCTTCCTTGTGCATGTGAATATCATAAAATCGACCTGAAGGTGCACCTGGAGTACTGATAGCAAATGCATAACATTCTGATACTCCACCATACTCTGGATTAGTGCTTTGTATACCTTCTGTAGAAAATGCACCTTCTGCAGCATCCCACATTTCTACAGGAATTGTTTTTGCTTCATCGAATATGTAAATCATCCTACGTGCATGAGCACCTTCCAAGTATGCGAAATTATCACTTGCTAAGGCAAATGCTTCGACAAGTCCTCCATTTAGCCTGATCGACATTTGGTGAAATTCGCTGTTACCGCCTGCGCTTTGCAAGTATGGCGATCGACCGATGACGGACCACGCTAGGAATTGTGCACTTTTCTTTATCTCTGGCCATAGATATTTTTCTAATTGTCTGAAAGCACTCGCAGTTGTAGGAATCTTACAGTCCTCTTCGCTCGTTAATACACCATGATGCACTAATATGCTAGCGGTAGTCGTTTTCCCTAAACCATGAGGTCCCCTAACAGCTACTCTCCTATTACCGTCATCGAATAACCCTAATATCTTTTCCTGGTAAGGAGCTATGCTCTTTGCCAATGTTGGCATGCAATCATACAGAAATGCTATTCTATCATTCCTATACATTCTTTGGAACCTGCCATACTGTGAGCTACCACTTACGTGCACACTTATGGACTTTACCAAATCCTGTATACTATTTATTTCTTCATCTTGCCTAAACATTCCTTGGACTCATTTCTGGTATTTTCGATACCAACCATGCCTTTTCCTTACTGTTACCTTGAGATATTTCCAAAATCGACGAATTTGATACTTTATTCTTATCACTATCGTCGATATCTATTCTTACTATGACATTATAATGGTACAATGTTCTTGCTTCCATTAGTGTAGATATTGTCCTATTATAACGCATCTTTATGTTCTTATCCACATCTCTTAAATGCCTTAATCGATTTATTATGATTTCCAATTCCTCATCAATTGCTGCCTGCTCTATTGCTAAATTATCCATACTCTTTAACCTGCAGAAATTTTAGAATGTCACATTTCCTACATCGGGACTATATGCATATTACAATGATGATTCACTCCAAGGATGTACTTTGGCATCTAAAATCTTTGAATTTTTATTCTTGAAAATCTGAGCCGTTAGTATTTCTACAATTATCTTGAGAAGATGATTCTTCCATTTACACAATTCCGAGGCAATTGTCATAACCTCCTCCATCATGACACTTTAGATTTTATAATCATTTGGTAATTGATACCGGCTTCCTCTGCAACTGCAGAATTTACTATACGATACACTTCCACATATTCATCATTTTCCAAAGTATGTAGCAAATTACCAAGGCTCTTTTCAATGACTTCCTTGTACATTTCCATAAAATTGAATTGTGTCTTATCTGAAGATTTTCTAAGAATGTGCGATACTGTAGGGCATTCTATGATCAACTTTCTAGATTGCTTCGCAGGGATCCTAGACAACCAATCCAATTCTTTGGAAATGTCATAAGTATCGAAAGGTTTTGTTATATGCAAAGTGTAACTTTTAGTTTTAGATATCTCAAATTCAGCATCGTATACCTCAACTGGATTCAATTGGAAACTAAACTTCTCTTCTCCCCACCACAAGTCTATATATTCAAACATACAATTTATTGGTAAACGCTTTGGAAATACATTACTACTAAACCATTGCAATGCTTCATCATAACCATTCACATATTCGATGGTCATATGAGGAATAAATCCATGATCCTGCTGTATATGTATATCTGAGAATGTTTCCATCAATTCCTGTCGGAACTTTGGCAAGTCAACGCTGTCATATGTAGCTACAATTGGAAATTTATTTTCTTCTGCGACAAAACATCCTACTCCATTCAATTCTCCAAACATTGTTGAATGACTATCCGAAAAATCTGATAATTTGTGTAAAATTGGCATGAAGTCCAGATCCTTTACATATCCAAGGTAAAGCAATGTAATATGCTTATTTTCCTTATCCATAAGATTGGATATTTCTGGAATCTCTGAACAATCGAAACATATAACTGCTTGCGGACTTTCTTCTTTGCATGAATAATCTTGCCTATTCAATTTTACATAACGTATTTTCTTGTTGAATAATGCATCATATACGTTTGCAATCGAAAATCCACTTCGTACGCAATCTACGGCAAAATTTGGAATAAATTCTACATGATCTATATCATTTATAGTAACACCACCATGAATTTGAGCCTCTGTATACAAATAATTGTGCTTATTGTAATATATTGAATCTATGTAACTGTCCAATGAATCATTCAAAGACTCTATCTTAAAATCTGATATTGGAGTTGCAACTGTCTTACCCTCTTCAAATCCATACAAACTGTCTCCAAGAGTCACAGTTGTTCTAGATTTCACAGAATCCTTTAACACTATTACAACTGAACCATATTCATCTACAGCATAACATTTTGGCAATTCTTCATTGTATAAATATCCATATATTGGACGTTTAGAATCTTCCAAATCTTCAGGCACTCCCATGCCAGTATTTTCGGCAGATTTGCGAAAATCTGGTGCATAAGTACCGTTGCTGAATCCTGTCTCAAATTGAGATTTAAATCTTCCATCATTAAGTATTGAAAAAATATCACTTGCAGCTACTCTTATTCTGACTTGTGAATCTTTTATGACTTCTGGTAATTCATCTAACATGGGTTGTACATAATTTTGGTAATTTGGATCTAACAATAGTGCCTCTATATGATGTCTCGCAGCTATTCTTGCAGACTTCATGGAATTTTCATCAGGTTTGTAAGGAATGTTGATTACATTTTCAGACCGACTTCCACCAACTTTTCCAGGTCTACCTTTGTGCCCATGAAAT